TATTGAGGGTCTCCATTTTGGGAAGCCTTTCATTTGTGGGTAATTTTCGTGTAGTTCTTTTTCATTAAATGGGTTATCTGCTTTAAAATAGTAAATGCTTTTACGTTCCCAATCATCATGGAAATTATCGCCAGTTTTTGCCCAAGTTTCACGTACCCAAAGTATATCGCCAATTTCGTATTTGCATCTAAAATATTTAGCTCTTAAATCTTCGGGGTTATCTGCCCAATATCTACCACTTGTTCCACAACTTAATAATTGACATGGTGGCTGTTCTTGCATTATTCGCCTTGTTTGCGTTTTTTCGCCTCTCAAAATAGCTTGCACCATTGGGGTTGAAAAAAGAATCGGTTTAAAATTGCCAGCAGTTAACACCGCATCATACGCCATGTTGGGCGCACTGGTAACTTGCAAGTTTTGTTCTCGTATCATATTTTAGTGTTTATTGATAATTTTGTACTTCGTAATCCAACACGGCGCATATGCGAACCGTTATAGCAACCATGAGAACGTTCGTGGCTATTGATACATTTAAAAATTTCAAAAGCTACTTGCGGAACAATTGCGTTCCCAAAAGCCTTTATACTTTGTTGCTTCCATTGCGAAACGGTAATTCCGTCCATTGCTTCGGGAATCCCATCATTTTTTGATACATTTCCACTACCTCGTTTGGCTTTACTCCATTGTGTAGTAATACCTCCTGTAAAGTCAGTTGGTGGGTTAATAAATAGTTCGTATTCTTGTCTAAATTGATTACGGCTCTCTTGTAATCGTTCCGTAGTGGTGTTGGCAATAGTTCCAAACGTTTCTTGTTTGCCTTTCTGCTGTTGCTCCCACCGTCTAATCCTGTTGTGTTTGGAGTAGGCAACAAACCAAGTCCTATCTCTTCGGTGTAAAGCTCCAACGGCACAAGCTGGAAGTAAACACGGTTGTACTTCGTACCCTTCATTTTCCAACTCAACTTGCACCTCGTGGAAAACCATTCCCCTGTTCCAAGTAACAATTCCATGAACGTTTTCCCCCACAACGTAGCTTGGGGCAACCTCTCGTATTGTGCGTAACATTTGCGGCCAGAGGTGGCGGTCATCTTCTTTTCCAAGTCTTTTGCCAACGTGTGAGTACGGTTGGCAGGGGAAACCGCCTGAAAGCACATCAATTCTGTTTCTCCAAATAGTGAAGTCTGTTTGTGTAATATCTCCATAACTTTTTGCATTAGGCCAATAATATTTTAAAATCTTTTGTCCAAATTCGTTCCATTCACAATGAAAAGCATTTTGCCACCCTGCCCATTCAGCAGCTAAATCAAAGCCACCAATTCCGCTAAAAAGTGAACCATGAACCAATGGCAGCTGGTAACACGTGTTAGCGTTCATGCTGCGCTTCGTCCTGCATTATTTGCCGTGTTTTTTCGAGTTCTTTTCTACTTACAGCCATACAGAAAACCATATATTCACCTGGCAATCCAGCTAATTGCACTTTAACGTCATCGCCAATAAAATTTTCAACACCAAATCCAATAATTGCGCCTTGAGAAACATTGCTAACCGATGTAATTGTAGTTGACATTCTTATTCCTTTGTTGTCATCTTTACTCATTTTGTCTAAAATGGATAAAGTTGAAATTTCTTCTTTTTTCATTTTAAATTGTATTTAAGTTGTTAATATTCAGTAATAAGCACGAAACGCTAACACGGCATATATTTCAGTTTGCCTTCTGGTTTTCGGTAGTTTGACAATTTCACGGGGCAAACCGAAACCATATGCCCATCGTTAACCCATAATATACATACACTCAAAACAAGTTTCTGTATCTTCCTCATGTACCTTTCCGCAGGTTGAGCAAACCTTTTGTTTTTGCTCTTTACGTAATTTTTCCAGGCGTTCATCTTCCTGTTCGTAAGCCTTATCCAGTATTGTTCCCATGTTATAATTGTTTTTGAAGTGTTTCAAGTCGTTCTCTGAATGCTATATTAGTTTCCCTCATGTTATTTACTGTTTTAATTGAATGTAACACGGTGGCATGGTCCATTCCTCCAATTTCAAAGCCAATGGTAGCCAATGAATCCCTGGTTATTTCTTTTGCAAAAAAATGCCCAAGCTGCCGAGCTTCCACAATTTCTCGTTTGCGCGTTTTTAATGACAGGTGAGTTTCGGGCACATTTAAAAAATTACATACTTTCTTGCGGATGTATGGTGTTGTTTTTAAATGTGCCCCGTTATTATCACTTGTTATGGTATAACTAAAATTAACACCTCTCTTATTAAATATTTTAAGGAAAATCTTAAATAACCAAACCATACTTCCAGTTTCTATCAAATTGTACTTGATTTCAATTTTTAGTGTTATCATGTTTTTATTTATTTATGTAAAATATAATTGGCAAAATAGGCAAAATGTACAGGGGCATTATCAATCAATATGTTGCGTGCGCCTATTATGAAAGTAAATAGGCGCGCTGCGTGTACATTTGTGTACATTTTGAGACATAAATAGGCACGCTTAATTGATTGATTTACAGTTTCGCTGTACATTTTGCCTATTTTGAACGTGTTTTTTTCGGTTTTGCTATTTTTGTTTTTACCGTTTTTTTCCATTTTATATATCTATTATTAAGTAAAAAAGTAAATATAAAAGAGGTTAATTATTTAATCCACCAACCTTTAATGTTGTGCTTGCGTCCGTACAGGTAGTTATTTTTTGCAAAGAAGTTGCCCAGCTCCCATTCATTCATGGTAACTTTAACGCCACGAGTTTTCAATTCGGAAAGCATTTGTGAAGCACTGAGTAAACGACCTTTTCCGGGATCGCACGGCGCAAAAATATTTTTGATGGCAGTTTGTCCGTCGTTTACCTGAAAACTTATGTAGCGGCTATTTTGATGGCGCAAATCAGCGTAATCGCATTCCCATGTCAGTAGGTTTTGGTTGTCTGTTTCCTTTGCATGTAATATTTCTGCTGCTGCCTGGCCCCAAAGTTGTTTTAAATCAATTTCGTTCAAGTATTTGTCGTAATTGATACGGCCTTCAATTTCAACTGGAGCAATACGGCGCATCATGGCGCTATCGTCATCAAGTAAAAATCCTGATTGGCGTTCGCGATTTGCCTTATTTGTGGAACCAATAAAATTAACCTGTCGCGTGTAAGGTTCGTAACCTTTAATTTTTTTGGAGTATTGCTGACCACCTTCAGCAGCAATATGCGATTTAAAAGATATGTACCTTTTTTTGGAGAGTGGCAATTCGTCGAAATCGATGGCAAATTTCGCTTTGGATATACCTTTCATATCCATAAACGATTCATTTTCGGATATACGGATGTAATAGGATTGCATTTCGGGCAGCGAGAACAACCACCTGTTTAAATAACTCTTACCTGATCCTCCCAATGGTTCTACCCAAAGAAGCATCACATCGTTGGCACCAATATGTAATGCCTGTCCGGCTGCTTTACATAACCATTTATGAAAATATTTTGAAAGTCTGCGTTGATAAAATCCAGGTTCTTCATCGCCAAAATCAAATGCCTTAATACAATCGGCCAATTGATGAATTAAAGGTTCTCCACGGTAATTATCTGCAAATTCCTTAAATAAATCGCTTAATGGATTGTAAATGTTGACAACGGTAATGTTTTTATTGCTTGAGTTTAAAAGCTTTTTGAGGTTGTAAATGGGCAATTCTTCTTCTTCGCAAAGGATGGTAAGTTCATCGTAGGTATATTTAATTCCATCCTGTTCAATATCCAACTGGCCAGTAATTTCGTTTTCGTTAATAATAAATGTGCTTAAAAATTCACGGAGTCTTTCCGTGTGGGTTAAATCGGCTATTTCCTGTCCGGTTACATAAGCCTCCAATACTTTTGCCGAAAGCCTGAATTTATCACTCCAATGTGTAATAGCCTGATGACGTAAATAATTATCAAATTTGTTAAGCAGTTTACAGGCCCTTTGGATCACAAACGAACGTTTTTGCGTTTGAAGATTTATTTCAATAGCAAAAGTATATCGATTCAAAAAAGCTGTATAATTATAGTGTTTCATCAATCGGGTATTATATTGATTCGCAAATCGGAACCAGATGTTACTATAATATTGAACATCTCAAAAAGCCTTGAATAATTTCGATCTCCATAGGCATCCTTAAAATTTAATTCGCCTTTACCGCTAGAATTAAGTAATAAATTGGAAGATGCATGAGTTATAAACTGGCTGGTTGTAAAAAGGCGATGACGTTCGTGCAAAAATGTACTTACAGGACTTTGTTTGTTACCATAATGTTGAACTGTAAAAGCTTCAATGCCTATTTCATCGATGTAAATATTATCCAGATCGTTATTACCATTTTTGCGGAACGAACTTAATGCCTTTAAACCATCCTTTTCGAAGGCTAACTGGATTGAATGAGAATTTACAACCCTATATTTTTGAGATTTATTATACTCATAGGTAAATTTTCTAAAAACCTTTTCGAAGCAGAAGGTTTTAGATCTACCTGTTGGACCTATAAGTAAAATACCTTTGCTTAATGAATAAGGAATTTTACCGTTTTCAACTTTAAAATAATGATCTTCAAATTCTGGATTACCAGTAAAATAAAGAGTTAAAAGCCTGTATAGTTTTTTAATTTCAGGATCTAACTTCAAAATTTTCTTAGAATCCTGTTGTTTTAAAAACCATTCGGCTATTTCTAAAACTTTTATAGCGGATTCCTTATATGGCAACCGGGGCATTGTAATCTGTTTTTCCAATATCGATGCTTCCTTTACCTGTTCTATCTGTTGACTTAGGTGCTTCATAGTTTATGTATTTACCAATTGTTTCGCTTTTTAATGCCCATTTTGGAATAACAACAGTTGAATTTTCTTTTATCCATGGGTCAGACATGGCATTTTTTAAGGCTGTTAAACGGTCTGAATTACTGTATATCGAATCGTTTTCATAATAAATATCCCTGCTTTCCGTATCGGGTCTGAATTTTTTTCCGGAAATAATATTGAACTGTTCCATGTATTCGACATACCTTGTTTTAGGTGTCAATTGTAGTTCAATCTGAAGCATTGATCTTTTTACGATTCCTTCTTCCTGCTCGGTTAACAGTCCAAATTCAATAAGCCGTTTAAGCAATTGTTCGAGTTCATTCATAAAGAAATAGTTTCAGGATTATCGAGGTCTATTCCCTCGCGCCACCGGTTTAAACCATTAGCCGTTTGTGTTATTGAAAACTCTAGTATTGCCTAAAATACTTCTTCGTGTGCTAACGTGTCGCCCGACTCGGAAAGTAAAGCCATGGTTTTAACGTTAAGTAAATTTGGGTAGTTAGCCTCAAACTTTTCGATGGTTTGTGAGGCTGTTTTAACATCGGTTCCCCGGTAAGCATCGGGATTTTTAACAATGGTTTTCGCCTGTAGGTATTCTCTTAGTTGAGCGCGAAGATTATGCGCGTTTTCAACTACTTTTTTAAGTTCAACATAAACTTCGGTGGTGTCCATGCCTTCGGGAACATCGGCTTCAACCGAAATCTTTTCATTCTCATAATTTCCGAGCGAGAACACCCGCGAGTAACCCAT